CGATGGCATACCCCTGGCCCACGGTCATGTCGGCGATGTCGATCCCGAGGCCTCCGGTCCTCACGAGGGCGAGGGCGAGCGGATCGGTGACGTCCTTCTCGTCTATGCTCGGGGTGATGCAGTCGTCGAGGATCTCCTCGAGCCTCTCGCTGTCCTTGCGGGCCATCTGTGCGAGTTTTACCCTGCACCCCTCCGCCGATACGGGCGGGATGAAGCAGGCCCCGCGTAGGCCGTCAATGGGCCACCGGGAGGCGATCTCCGTGAGGGTGTCGGTCTCCTCCTGCGTGAGCGTCGCTCCGCTCATGCGCTTGGCGTTGAGCCTGCCGATCCTCGCCATGTCCTCGTCGGTCATCCCGGCGGTGAGCTCTCTGAACTTGCAGTAGGTGATCCTCCGGACGACCGCATCCCCGACCGCCCATCTCTCGCGGTGCTGGTCCCATAGCATGCTATCAGCTCGAGGTGAGGAAGCATCCGTCGCATCTGAAGCGGACCGTTTGCTTCTGCTTGTCCTGGATGAGGGTGCTGTGCTGTCCCTCGCGCATGACGATCCCGACGACGGTGACCTCGAAGGGGTACCACTCCCCGAGCTCGAATTTTATGACGTTGCTGTCCTCCTCCGCCGAATCCGTCGCCTTTCTGAAATATGCGAGGTCCTCCATCCAGAGGTCGAGCTCCAGGATTATCTCCCTGCGGCCCTCGATCAGTGCGCCCGTATATGCGGGGTTCCCCGGTACGCGGACCCTCTCCAGGTTGTTGCTGACCGTGAGCTTGAACGATTGCGGATAGATCTCCCCCTGGCCCTGGATGGTGACCGGTCCCATCCACTGCAGTGCAGGGTCGTCGGGGTTCCATGCAGTCCCGCTCGGGATCACGTTGTACGGTACGGCATTGCCTGCGAGGACGGTCTCCTCGAATTTTACGATGCCTCCGGGCTCGTCGCACGATATGGTCAGGCTGTCGGTCTTGCATCCTGTGTAGCGCCTGCCCTCGTATGCGCTGGCTCCCGTGCGGACCAGGAAGGCCTCGCTCCTGGAGGGGAGTGCACCATATCCCGGCGTGGATGCCTGGCCTCCCTCGATGCCCCATGCGTACTTCACGATGTCCGTCCAGCCAGCTACGTCGCGCACCTCCAGCGATGCCTGGAAGCCTGCGTCCAGCTGCTGGTTGACGTAATTCTTGGGATTGGAACTCCTGCTTCCGTATCTCCAGCTGATGTACGGGTTCAGCGTGTCGGTCGGGGTGAAGCCTCCGCCCTCGGCGATGTCCCCGTAATACTTCGGATCGCCGGTCGGCGTGTTGTATGTGCTTTCTGTCCATTGGATGATGGGGAGCAGGTCCCCTGCGGTTATGTGTGCCATGTTTATGCCTCCTGTGTTTCCTCGCGGATGAACTCCGCATTGATCGTCATCTGCACGTCGTAGCGCGGGCGTGCCGTGCGGACCGTCCTCCTCGGCGGTCCCACCTGCAGGGTGTTGACCGTGCCGTGGTCCGTGGCAATGTGGGCGGTCCTGTCCGCTCCCGCCCGGATCTCCTGCGCCACCGCATCGAGGCGCTGCAGGTCCTCCCCGACGATGTGGAGCGTGTAGCTCGGGTTGTCGTAGGCCGTGTCGTACCTCTGCCTCGGATCCGCCGGTCCTCCCGGGAGCTCGGTCAGCGCCACGGTGACCTCCGCCGTGCAGATCTGCGGGATCTGTCCCGCCCATACCTGCGTGCTTCCCCTGTGCCCGAGCCTGCTCAATCCGCACCGGGCTATCCCGCAGTGGGCGGGCGCCCTCTCGCTCCAATGCCCGGCGATGATCTCCGCCACCGCCCTGATGGCGCTGATCGTGGTCGGGCGCTGCGGCTCGTAGCCGATGGTGGTGAATCCGCACCTCGCCAGCCCCGCCCTGCTCGCTCCCGATCCCCTGATGCCTATCACAGCGATGCTACCACCTCCATGTCCACGCTCTCGATGTACTTCGGCCCTGCCGGCGTCTTGCGTGCCATGTGGCCGTCGGCGAGCGCCCTGGCGATGTAGTAATGGGTGCCGGACCGGTCCGCCGGGATCCCGGTGATGAGGATGTCCCTGGCGGACCGCAGGATGTCCTGCGCATATCTCTGGGAGGCGGAAATGGCCATAACCGCCACCCTGTGCGTGGCCCTCCTGATGCCGGCGGTCGAGGGCTCCCCGCCCAGCTCCTGCACCACGATGCACTCGGGCAGGTTCAGAGGGATCAGCCGGGAATATACGGGCACGCCGGGAAGCTGGTCGGCTATCATGTCCCGCAGGTCGTCCTCGATCATGCTTCCTGCTTACGCGCAGGAGTTTAAAAAACGGGGTTCGGGAGGGATGAGGGTTCCGGGGTGTAATGCGCCCCGGTTCCCCGTTCGGGTTTATTCGGCTTCGATCTCCTCGGGATGGCCGAGGATGTACTCCTTCGCCATCTCCTTGGCGTCCTTCGCGCTGAATCCTGCCTTGACGTACTTGGCCACGAGCTCGTCGAGCTTCGAGGTCTCAGCCACCTCAGCAACCACGGCACTAACAGTCTGAAAGGCCTTGGCGGTCTTGTCCTGCCATGTGCATTTGGCGATGGCGTCGATGATCGTCTGGTCGAATATCCATGCGGCGATGATGCCGAGGATGCCTCCGACTATCGCGTACCTCTGCCACTCGGGTGCAATCCAATTGCCCCCGAATACATACAGGACGCCTGTGGCTGCCGCGGTGGCGAGGATCACCCCGATGATGTCCACGGCGATGAATATGCGGTCGAACTTCTGTGCCTTGACGAGCTCCCAGCGCTCGAACGCTGAAAGCTGTGCGAGGTCGGTGGGGTCGCGCCCTTCGGCTGCGATCTTGGACCTCAGCTTGTCCGCGTCGGTCCTCTGCTTCTTGTAGCGGGCGAGGCTGGTGAGCACGATATAGGCCACCGCCCCAATCGCCGAGCAGATGATCGCCGCGATGATGGTTGTCTCCAATGGTTCCATGTGGATGCCTCCGACGACCGCCCATACTGCCAGCAGACGCACGCACCACCTCCCGAGGGCATACCACCACGGGGTGCAGATCCGGCCGTCGTGGAATGCGGGCAGGGCTGTCATCGCTCACCCTGTTGGCGGGGATGTTTAAAAAATGGGGTTCGCCTGCCGGAACTTCCCGCGGTCGGCCTTGACGCTGATCCTCGCCCGGGTCGGTCTGCTCCTGGTCATCAGCTCGCATACCCCGGAGAGCGCATCCTCGGCATCGTCGTGCTCGGCCTTCCCGTCGGCCGTGAAGGTGACGATGTGCTTCCACCACTCCGGCCACCGGTCGGCCCAATGCTCGGGCATCATGCAGTGGTTCATCAGCCACGGCGCCGCCGTGAGGATCCTCGCCCTCTTGTTGGCGCTCTGGTGGAACCATGCGACCACGGTCGGGCATCCCGCCCTGCGGAGGATCTCCGCCACCGCCCGGGCGAATCCCCTCCCGCCGTTGTTGCTCTCGATCTGCACCGCCGCCACGGGGAGGTCCCCGTAGGTCGATGCGAGCTGTTCGGCCACCGCTGGCTCGGTGACCTCCATCGGCGCCTGCGTGTATATCACGTCGAGGAGGACGGCGTCCCCGGGCGCCTCCGCCGGGATGCCGAATACGATGCTGCAGAGGTAATCGGTCCCCTCGTCGGCCGTGTCCACGTAGGCCATGACCTTGGTCAGCGCCGGAAGCTCCCTGTACGTGCGGAAGCTCGTGTAGAGCCTGCCCTGGACGTCGATGGGCTCCTGTTGGTAGTTGGCCATGACGATGGCCTTGTCCTGCGTCTCCAGCAGGATCTGATAGTCCTCTGCGGAGAGGATCGCCGGGCAGAGCATCGTCCCGTCCTCCTTCCTCGCCCTGTAGAGGATCTGCCTCACGGGCACGCCGATCCGCTCGAAGTGCTCCAGCGCCCTGCCTGCGAGGTCTCCGGTCGCCCACCTGGTCATGATGACCACGATCTTCATCCCCTGCTCGCGCCTGGACAGGAGCGTGTTCGCGAAGTAGTCCCATAACTGCTGGAGGCGCCTCTCGTTATATGCTTCCTCCGCGTTCTTTACGAGGTCGTCGATAATGAGCAAACTGGCGCCAAAGCCGGTAACTGTGCCCCCTGGGCTGGTCGATAGATATGAATGTTCCCCGCGCCCGCCCTCTATGGCCCAAAGCTTCATACTCCCCGAGCCCGGCTTTATCCTCGTGCCCGGGAATATGTCGGAGTACACCGGGATCTCGGGCGCGGCCTTGACCTCCTGGATGGCGTTGCGGACGGTCTTGGCGAAGGTCCCGCTGAGCTCCTCGTTATACGATGCCGTGATGACGTGCGCTCCCGGATCCCTGCCGAATATCCATTCGGTGAACAGGCTGGCCGTCCTGCTCTTGCCGTGCCTCGGAGGCATGCACATGACCAGGATCCTGTCGTCGCTCTCGTAGAAGTCCTGCAGCGTGTCGCAGACATTCTTCAGATATGCCCGGTCCTCGGTGTAGAAGTCGGGCGCCATCAGCTTGGCGAAGGCCCAGAAGCTCCACCACGCCTTGCGGTAGGTGCACCTGCGCTCGAGGTCGTCGAGCTGGTCATTCGTCAGATTTGCGAGCCTCTCTGATAGCTCCGATGATTGCATCGAGCTGGTCCTCCGTGAGGTTGGCGAGCGGATCGGTGTGCACGGCGATCTCCTCCTGGAACTGTCCCTTGAGCGTGGCGAGGAACTGCATCGCCCGGACGTCTCCCTTCATCGCCTTGGCGTATGCCGTGGCGAGGACCGCCCCGTCAAAGGTGGGGTTCGCGTCCTTGATCTGATCGCCGTTCTTGGCCTCCTTGACCCTGCCCTTGTGCAGAGGGAGGGAACCGTAGTACTCGGCCCACTCGCGCATGCTCCTCTTGCGGATCTGCGCCTCGTTGCTTTTCTTGGCACCTTTCCTCGCCGATTCCACGGTGGCGGGATCTCCCTTCTTGAACGGCGTGAGGTTCTCCGTGTGGGGTTCGGGGTTGGGATTCGCCATCGCTCTCTCCTCCTTCCGAGGTCCTCGCGCGCGTCCGTGACGGCTCTTGCGAGCTTCCCCGCTATCTCGTCCGCCTCCTCGACCGTGAGGTCCCACCTGCGCCCCCTTCCGACGAACGTGACGGCGATGGGACGGTCCTGCCCCGGCGTATATGCGACCCTCATGCTCCCACCCCTCTCTCGGCGAGGAGGACGCACCTCGGCATGTTGCAGTCCCTGCAGCGCTTGTGATCGTTGCAGAGGCATCCGCCGTCGGTCCACATCCTGCACCTCCGGCATACTGCGGTCGGCGTCTTGCCCTTCAATCCATCGCCCCCTTGTAGACGTCCCTGCTCGATGCGTGCCCCTTTCCGTCGTGGATCGTGACCGTGATCTCCACCGGCGGGACGGCCTCGTACTCGAATAGCTCGCGGAGCTCCTCGCGGATGCCCTCCGCCACCCTGGCTATGTTCTTGTAGGCGTCTGCGTTCTTGATGCGTATCTCGATGTTGATGTCGGTCATTGAATCCCCTCCATCTGTCTACATGCGACCACCCTGCTGGAGACGTGGTGCGCTATGGGGACGTCGTCCTGCATCGCCTGCGTGCATATCGTGCACAGGTGCTTGGCCTGGTGCATCCCGTTGGGATAGTCGACCGTGATGTGCGCCCATCCCGTCGGGAGCTTATGGGGGTCTCCGTCTATCGGGATGTGCTCGACGGTCGCGCATACGTCGCAGGTGTATGCGTATGATAGCGTCATAGCTTCGCCTCCCGTACTGCGTGGATGATGGCGAGGGCGAGCTCCTGCGCCTCGCCGGGGCTCATGATGAAGTGGTGGCCCCATATCCCGACGTCGATGCCTGCCTTGCCCGCCGGCCTCACTTCGACCGTCCGGTTGCCCCTCCTCTGCCATATCACGGGGTTGTCCGTGGGGACGGCGGTCATGCGTCCACCCTCCGGTTCCAATCCTCGATCAGTTCCTCCTTGCTGCTGTATGCGGCGCTCTCGAAGTCCGCGAGTATGCAGTCGTTGTCCGGGTGCATCAATACGTAATATGGCGGCCTGCCGAAGAGTCCGAAGATGCCGGTGTCGATCTCGGGGTATTCCCCGCAGAAGGGACAGTGCTTCATGTCGGTCATGCGCTCACCCTCTCCGCC